TTACTTCAATCTCGAATTTTTTCCACCATTATAGCTAAACTCAGCTATAATGTTATCAAGATCAAGCCAAGCAGTGCTTGCCGGATTTTCTTCAATTGTAGCTTCTTTTGATACGCTAATTTTAGTCCTTTGTGTTAATTCATATTTATTAGCCATTGTTTTCTCCATAAATAAAAAACCACCCCATTAGGTGGCGTTAGTAATTGTTCTTAAGAACACGGAAAATGTGAATATTTAGAATAGATAAATTATAGAATATTATCCGCTATGATACGGACTATCGGGGTAGTATCAGAACTAATAGAGGCTTGGAATACGTATTTACTCACTTAATTTGATAACTCGAACACGATAAGGTGCTGACTCTACAAGACCGGAATTCCACGGATTACCATCACCTTGAGCACCCGTGAGCAGCGATACTCCCCCGCATTGAATAACTATCGTACCATTACTCATCGCTGTAGCAGTTGCACCTCTTGTGTAGTTACTGCCGGTATCCTGAGATTTTGGGCATTCAGCCCAAATATTATTTATCCTAAGCTCAAGCTTAACTATACAGTTTAACGTGTTATACGGATTTGCTATTACTTTTCTATTACCTTTAGATAAAATAGGAGGGGAGCTCTCAGATCCTTCTGGATATAATACTGAAACAAGAGTAGTGTTGTACTTATAAATGCTTTCAACGGTAATGACATCACTTCCCGCTTGTTTTAGTTTTCCGGTAAAGTTAGTATTACCAGACACAACCCCCCCCAAAGTTCGCGATAGCGCGGTGTCAGCTGTAATATTGGCATTATTAGCTAATGTATAAGCGCTATCTGCTTTAATTTGAGCGGTTAAAGCATTAGATTTAGCCGTATTTGCAATGGCATTTGCAGAACTCGCCGAATCATAAGCAACCTTGACCGCTTTGGTTGTCGCCGCTTCTGTTTCAGAAGGGCTATTGGTCGCTGAGCTGAGTTTGACAATACCTTTTTGTGTGGTGCTAGCATCATTAAGCAGTTTATCCCATTTCGAGGTATTGGTTGATGGCATAGCATTATCATTTTCAAGTTTAGCTAAGTAAATAGTGTTGTTATATTTGATCACTGCGCCAACTGGATAAAGCACATCACTATTCCATTGCGGGATCCCTTGCTGTAGTAAATACAGCATATTTTTATCCACGCGGTTAAAAGCACCGTTCATCCACTCCATCGGTGGCTTAGACTGGGTTTGATCAATGGTCACGCCCCAGCCACGAGATACATCAGGAAATTCTTGTAATTCACTGGTTTTGGCATCTTGAGCAAAAATCAAATAATCGGGTTGTGTTTGTATTTTCATATTGTTTGTTATCCTATTTGTTGTAATCTGACAAATTGACCAAAGCCAAAACCATGTGCATTTTTATCACGATAAAAACCGAATGGCTGATTATTGGTGAGTATCAATAATTTATAATGCACGCCAACCGGGCGAACCAAAATATCTAAATATTTGATGGCATACAGCATGATGGTATTGAGTGATTGTGAGCCAACGACGATATTCATCGTCATATCGAGCAAATCAATCGCATTACTATGGTTACCACATAAAAACCGCACGCTATTGATGATATTTTCAATCGTACCATCTTGATAATTTTTAACGGTCTTGGCTTTAATAAAAAAGCGATAATCGTCATCATTCAGGCGAACTGATGCCGTTAATGCATCGCCATAACGATAAAACTCACCGGTATTAAATCCTTGCGCTGCTTCACTAGCTAAAAAACCGAAATACTCCTTAGCAATCGCTTTAGATAAAATGCGGCTCATCCCGACATGGCGGCCAATTAAATCCAGCGCATAGCCTTGCGCGGTATCAATATTTAACAGCTCAGCAATATCCAGCGTGCTTTGCAGTGTGCTGCGAGTTTCTGAAGTCAACGCATTAATAGTCGCAACCGCGTTCGGTTTATCTCGGTATTGCCAGATCAAGTCGTTATTATCACTCATCGATCAGCACCTCAATTTGGTTAATTTCCGCATATTCGCGATAACCAATGTTAGCCATATTCGACTCGTTGACGGTTAATGATTTAATATAAAAACCATCGGTTAAATTAATACTCGAGATAATCCTTGAAGCGTATACTGTTTCACCAATGGCAAAGTTTAATGCCGTGAGGTTAGCTTTAATTGCATCTTGGTCGATATCACTAAAAGCCTGATAACGACCCAGCGTCATCACCACCGCAATCGCTTTTTTACTTGGCCGGTCAAAATGCACAACTCTTGCTAATCCCTGCAAATCACTAGTTGCAGTTGTTTGCCCAAATAGCCCGCAGCCACCTTGTTTCTTTTTTGTGATAACTTTAGCAATTTGCTCATCAGCGCCGCCTACAATCACAACATTGATCGAATGGGCTGGCACGCCTTTATCATCAGCCTGATGGGTATAATTTTCATAAACTTCGCATTTGGTCACGCCAGTCAGATTGTATAACGCTGCCTTAATACCCGATTTATCATCATAGTTATTAATCGCATGCGATAACATAAAACGTTTTAGCAGCGCAATATCTGACTCTTCATCACTACCACCATAACCCCTGCTGTGAGCAGTGATTCTGTCGATGCCAAGCATAATTGCCGACAGGGTAAATGTATCGCCGATCTTGACAGTAAAATCACCCACCAATGCCGAGCGAATTCTAACCCGAGCACTGCCTTGAGCATTGAGTGTCGTGGGCTCAGTAATCAGCCACTTATTTTTATTGCCATCAAGCAACGTCGTATTGGTTGGAATGGTTGTTTGAGGCGTTCCCGTTATAATCACTTCATCAATATACGAATAAGAAGCTTTATTACGTACTACGCCAGCATAAAGCGCCCGTTGATCTAACCACTGGCCAACAGCCTGATAAGGATCGAGCATTTGAATCGCAAAGGCAGCGGCTTGGTAAATATGCGTTAGCTCTTGCGCGATTAAACTGAGTAATTGCCCGTCAGGCGTATCACTATCAAGGTTAACGTCATTGCCGTATATCTGCTTAAAACGTTCAACTAATCGCGTATAAATTGTTGAAAAATCATCTATCGAGATGCCTTTATCTGTTATTTGTAACATTAAACTCAACCTCTCGCGTGTCGTTGTATTTATCGGTATAGGTAATTTGTATTAAAAAATGGCGCTCAATCGGATCAAGTTTGATATCAAATTCAGTGATCTCAAGTACCCCACTGACTTTTAATATTTCGGTTCTTACATCGATCGCTAGTTGCTGGGCATTGGGATTTTTATCCAAATAATCAAACCATGCGATGCCGCTATTTAAATCAAAAATCCAGTCACCCTTTAGCGCATACAGTTTGGTTTTAATGCTTTGTGCAATCGCATCTGAGCCACTAAGGTAATTTGCGTTACCTCGGCCAAATGTCCAATCATGATTGCGATCTAATTCTCTCACTCTCATTTAATCGGTTTCCCTGTCACTGTTCCTGTCTCAAGGTGAGTATGATTTTGCAAATCAATCCCGCCGCCAATAATCTTACTTGCCGACAATGTTCCTACCGCATTAGCATCGCCGCCTTGCTGCGTCCAGGCACCCGTTTGACTGTAAGCACCAATTAAGATTGTATTACCGGTTTGCCGACTATTACCCAGATGTTCAATATCGCCTTGAATCAGAATTTTGCCCTGAGTCAGTCGGATATAAGTCGACCCATCATCACTTTGCATCGAGGCACCATCGTGATAAAAATCGGCAATCTTATTGGGCACACTATTCACCCCAACAATAAAGATACCATCACTGAGATCATGCATACGGTGATCGAGCGGTTTTGATTTTTGCCCCATCTGATACCAACCATCAATGCAGCGGCTGGAAAATACCACCAACCCTTCATCACCCGGCTTAATCGGCACGGTAAAGCAAAATCCCCCTGCATGGGGAAATTGCACCGGAACATCAGCTAAAGGCGGGATGTCAATCTCCTGACCATTAGTAATAATTCGGGTGATCATAATTTCGCAAGTAACCGTGTGCCCATTAAAGCTTACTACTCGCGCGGGAAGTGCCGTATACAGATTTGAACGGTCTAATTTAATCCCCTCTTTGATCACTTGTGTTAACGATTCATACATCAGTCACCTCAATATTAGGCAATAAAAAAGCCCCGATCAGGGGCCAATAATAGGATTTAATCTCTTAGCGTGAGCTAATTGAATGTAATCTAGACGTTAGCGCTCAATACAACCAATCTCTTACAAGTTGATCTGGGTAAATTTCCCGCCAATGCATACCAACTTGCTTTTCCAATCATTACCGGTTAAATCGCCACTGTGCTGTATCGACTGAATTTTATAATCACCATTATATTCTGCCGATTTGGATTCAATGCGCACTAATGCACCTATTTTAAAATGGGGATTACACAGCGTCGTGACTTCTAAACCGTTGCTGGTTTTTTGTGGACAGCCGATCATGCCTGTTGCGCTGGATATCAAAAAGCCCTCATCAGCACGAATGGCTTTCTCTTTTGGTAGCATCACCAATTGGTGATCTTGAATTGACCAATCCGCATTATTATTGAGCGCAACGCGATTGACTGCCTCTCGCGTGTCACACATTAATACGCGCGGCCTAGGTAATACAGAATGATTAGGTAAATCAATATTGCCTTTTTGTATTCGTGCACCAAAACTACCCAGAGCCTCACTTAACACATCAGAATCATCAAGCCCTGCTGCAATCGTGGTGATAATGGTCTTCTCGGTATAAGCAAAATAACCATCCGAACATTTCAGCTTGGTAATAATATCGAGTCCAGATTCACTATTCGTCACCTCAATAATATCGCCCTTAAATATCATCCTTAAATCATCATCGCGATAACTGACAAACAATTCCACATGATTATAAACCTTAGTGGTAATCAAATTACGGTTATTGGGATTAAGATTGTAAATTGAGATTTCAGATGTATTGGGCTCAGAAGAGATGGTTTTGGTAATATTAAAGGTGATTTTTAAATTATTATATATGACACTTTCTGTTTCATTGCCAATATTAAGCTGTATAACTCGTCCGAATTGTCTCATGGTATTCTTCCTTCGTCATGATGAAAAGCGCCATCCGATTGGCAAAATCAGTCTGACTCACGGCGTTAAGCCCATATCCGGACTTGTCACCGAGGGTCAATACAAAGGGTAAATCAAACTCAATTAATGCCGGACTCCCCACCGTCAGTCCTTTCATTTTGGTAATAAAGACATTGTTATTGAGATCAAATAAGTCAAATTGATAGCCTTTTAACCATTTATTGTAATACAAAGTTAAACGCAGATTCATGTCATATAGCGCAAATGATTGCTCTTGAACACTCGCTGATGTTATTGATATTTTATGCATAAGGTATCCACTTATTTGTCACTGCATCATAAACAGATTTGAGATTAGAACGATTATCCTCAACCTTTTGAGGCTGCGTTCGGCCTAAATTTCGTTTCGATCCATTAATGCCACCCACTTTTTGGGTCTCAACGATAAACACCTCACGTAGTACCAGAGAAAATTCACCTGACATCCGATTTTTTTGGTTCATTTGAATCGAAATTAAAATCATATTTTTATATAATTTTGAGCTAGTCAGTAATGAAACGGGCTCACCATTACGCTGTAATAACAACAACTTTTCGTAGGCACTGGCCACGCGATCTGATGACTGAGCATTCACATCAAGCGAACTATCCGTTAAAAAATCGGCAATCGGTTGATTTAACTGCTGATTTGCATTCGCATAAGTGAGCGCAAGCTCATTGGCCCTTTGTTGCATCAATTCAGACAAAGTACTCACCTCCATCGGTACTACATCATCAACAACGCGCATACTGCTAGTTACTGCCGCCGCGGGCATTATTGCGGGTGTATAACCCACGATAATGCCACTGATAGAAACATCTTTCGGATCTAAAACCGCATGATCAGCAATATTAGCCCCGCTTTCAATTGGGTTTTCAGTCACTTTTAATTTTGATGTATGCTGTTCAACGGTAACCGCATCAAAACTAAATGACCCATTTTGGTTAGTTAACAAGCTCGCTGACTGACGAGATGATGAATCTAAAATACTCATTAATGCCATTAAGCCGCCCCCACTGATGAATTAAGATTATTACGCGCATCGACCAGATGTGTTTGGTATAACTCAGCCGCCTCTCGTGCCGATGTTCGAGTGTCAGATGAATGAATGGTAATATTATTCGTCACGTCACCCTGATTAACGGTATTGGTGGTATTGGATGTCTTCGCTATCGTAGCTTGCCTTGCGGCATTACTCATTTGTTCGGTACTAAACGCTTTAGCGATGTCTTGATTATCATCTGAAGACTTATCACCAACACCGAAGAAGGACAAGAATCCCTTAACTTTTTTTACCGCACTTTCAATGCCACCGATAAATTTCTCTTTCACCCATGCTATTGCATCAGCAAAAGGCTTAATAATAGCCTGACCAATGGCAGCAAAGACACTAATGATGTTATCAACAAAGGACGCAATAGCCTGCCCCCACTCATCAAAGATTCCCATCACCCAATCATAGGCAGTAGTAAATGCAGAGATAATCGCCGTAACGATCTGATCAAATACATCGATAATAGTTTGGCAGATCGCTTTACACGATTCGACAAACCCATTCCATTTAGCCACAATCCAATCAACAACGGCAAAAAAGAGCGCTTTAACGTAGTTCCAGCCATCAACGAACATCTGCCAAAAACTGCCAAATGTCGACTCACCCGTCGTTACCCATTGGTATAGATCAAATAAGGCATAAACCAAAGCGGCAACCAACGTAACGATCAGCCCAATTGGATTCATTAAAAAAGCGCGTCCTAAAAATATTACGGCTTTACTTAACAAGCCCGTGATCTTGGTTAAAAAACTGAGAGTTCCACTTAATGATTTAATAACAGAAATAAACGTTTTACTGCTGCGGATAACCGAGATAAAAGACGTCGCTGTCGCGAGCACAGCAAGTAATGCTAAAATATTACCAAGGCCATTTTTCATCTCATCAGATAGACTATTCCATAGTGGTTTGAGTTTACTAATCCACTCAACACAGACACCCCAGAAGTTACCAAATAAACTATCCCCGCCATCCATATAGACCATAAAATCATCGATAATTAACATCAATCCGATGATGGCCGCAGCAACCACACCCAGCGGGCTTAATAATAATTGACGATTAAAGTGCGCCCATACCGACCCGAGTATAATCAACGCATTTTGCCAACCCACCGTATTACTGATGATGGCATCGATAAACCGTGCGGTATTCATAAAAGTCTGTATCACTTTACTCAAAATGGTCACTAAATTGCTAATGCCATTTTGAATCAAGTTTTTATTAATCAGTAACCAATCATTAAAATAACCAATTAATTTTATGACCGTCGGCGCAAGCCCTAAGGCAATTTTATTTTTCACACTGCTAATTGCCGTTTGCGATTTATCCAAAGCTTTGGTGTAGGCCTTCGACACCGCCACTTCATCCTGAGAGATTTTAAATAACGCATCTTTATTTTTTGCCAGGCTTTCCGTTTGCCGAATTGACTCATCAAACGCCTTAGCAGCTTGGTTTACCACTTTTGCAACGCTGATAACACCTTGTTTTAATTGTTGTAAAAGCGAGGTTGTTTTCTCTGTCTTCTCCCCGGTTTTTTCCATAGTGGCAGAGAGACTCATGAACGTCGCACTAAGGCTATTATTAATTAAGGTTGTACTGCTTCTAAGCTCATTGGCAGTGTTATTGATCCCAGAGACTAAGGTATTAATCGTTTGAACTTGGGTTGATTCAACCCCTATTGTTATCAGAGCTTGATCTAATTTCATGATTTTTCGTTCGCCTGTTTTTCTGCTAATAATTGTTCTGCAATCACTTCATGCATATCAAGTACATCGTTAAGTGAATAAACCGTTCTTAATTCATGAAGTGTTGCAAAACCCTTGGTAATTGGCGTCCAAATAAACCAATCTACATCGCTGAATCCACCAGCTTGCCCAAGTCCAGCGTACTTACTTTGGATGCGAGGCCATTTGGTAAAAAACCCAAAAAATGAAATTTCAACCCTTCAAAAATAAACGAGAAATAGTGATCTCGGTGAGTATTGAAAAACGTATTAGCTTCATCTGATTTTTGTAATAAAAACGTTTTATTATGTTCATCGACAACAACTGCATGTTTTAAAATAAATTTTTCAACATCAGCCATTGCTGGTGAGTTAATATTCACCAGTAACTGACCAATATCAAAATTAACGCTCTCACTGGCTGAAAAACAACCCTTCAACAGGGTTGTTAATTTAAAAGCCTCGATTTTCGCTTCAATAAAATTGGCAGCACGCAATTTATAAGTACATTCACCAATTTGAGTCTCATGATCTTGCATTATTTACCTTCCGTTAGTTTAAATTCAGCTTTCGTTGCTTTCAGTGTCCAAGTGTAACCATTATGCGATGTGCCGCGAGCATGTGTTGGTGACGTAGTAAACCAACATTTAGTTAACAAAAACTCATCGCCATTGCGCAAATCTTTGTAAGAGATGGTACTTGGCGCTGATGTTTTTGAGTTATTCACCTGCTCATTACGTAAATCCATCAACAATTTATTTGCCGCAGCATGTTGTAAAATCTTAATCGTAATCGTTGCGCCTTGATTACACGCGTGAACAAATACGCCATCACCACTCGTGCCGTAAGTAATATCGCCATCATCACCAATTGGTGCGATAGAAATCGCATCTTGTGCGTTTTCAAAACCAGTAATTCGATTACCATTAATGGTAAGCACTGCATCAGATAAAGAAAATTCCATGATTTAGCTCCTAAATATTATATTTAACGACAACATCAACACTATGACCGGCACCCGCAAGCTTTAACGCACACATAATTGGCATCATTTTGCGGCTGTTTCGATCGCTAATATCTTGCGTATCAAAGCTATCAGAGTAAAAGTAGTAGCCACTCTCTAACTTATCGCCATAGCTTAACGAGCCGACATCAGCACTCGTCCATTGCCCTGTCGCGAGGAACTTATTATTGCGGAACTGTTCACCAATCACTTTGGCTGAGGCCAGTAATACTTCTTGATCTTCGTCAGTTTGCGCAATTTTTGATGGTGAGCCTTGTAAGGTATTAAACAACTGAACTTGTAACGCATCAGTAAAGGCATCCAAACCAGTTGTGATATCAATAAATGTTCCACCTAGCATCGTGCCTTCAGCTAACATATTGACACCAGCGTAATCGGTATAATAGTTAATCCCTAACCGCTTACACTTGGTTGCCTCAATCATAGTGATTTTGTCATCACTCGTTACGCTCGTTTGCTGCTTAAACTTGACCGTTTTGGCCGTATTCGCACCTGTCCAGACGGTTGATAAAGCAATAGCCATCATCTCAATACCGGCAAACTCATCACCTGTATTATTGTATTGCACCATTAAACGACCGCTATTTTTTTTAGCCAATTTTTTCAAAATATTGCTATCAATATACTCAATATTGTCGCTACGGGTCTCGGTGTAACCAAGGACTTTCATATTGGCACTCACCACCCAATCATGGGCTTCAAGTAATTCGCTATCAGTTAAAATCGTCGCGAAGTAGGCGCCATACCAGTTTTGATATTGGTTCTCTAATGCCGTCATAGCCTGTGAGATACTTTCCGCTTTCAGCGTAAGTGCATCAGCGCCAGGTAAAATAGTTGCTTTACCATCGACCAGATTTAACATTTCACCAATGTAAGTACCATTTAGCGCTTCATCAAAAACATAGCCAAGCGTATCAGATACGCTCGCTGACGACTGAATGGCAAACCGTACGCCAGTTTCGTCATAATAAAACGTTCCTTTATTATTCATGGCATCAGCAATCGCTTCATTAATAATCGTTGCGACCTCTTTTAACGAAGACACCGTTGTAAAGGATAAGCCGCTCACTTGGATCGTTTTGCCATTTAGCATAAAACTAAAATAACCGTTATCAATTTGCTTGTACGTGACATAACTTGTTGATGCATATGAGCCAAGTAGTTTGCTTTGCGTCGCTGCTAAGGTGAATTCATTTTTAACGTATTTGGCGATCAAGGCAGTTTTTAATTTTGGTCTTGCGGCAAATAAACTTTTTGCTGCTTGATATACTCTTGAATTAGCGCCAAATCGATTAGCCACGTCATCGGCGCTGGTCACAACCACATAGCGTGAATTGTCATTGTAAAAATCGCTGCCAGTTTCGTCAGTAAAAATGGCGATAACACTCATGTCTCGCTTAGTTGCTCCTGCTGCTGACTGCTCGACAGATACATTAACAACTTGATTAATTGGTAAACTCATTAATTCTCCTTGGTAATAATTTTAACGCTTTCGCCACGATTGACGTTAGCTTGTGTGATGTGATTGATTGAGAAGATTAGATCAACGGTTGCCCCCACCTCCTGTTCTTCGGCACTGTCTGAAATGACATGTTTTATTTCTGATGCTCTTAAATAACCGATTCTGAGCTGACGCATTTTTAGCCGCATCGGAGCAAGCTGCATGCTATTAACTAGGTTACTGAGCATCAACATCGAATTGTCGCCATAAGCATTTACTAAAATCGTGACCTCTCGCAAACTGTTAATCGTTTCAAGCTCATCCTCGCCGCTGTAGCTAAGCTGTGAACCTATTTCGAATTGAGAAGAGTTAATAACAGTGAGAAAGTGATCATATTGAGAGGTATCAGCCTGTGATTTATTCTCCATAACCCGCTCAACAGGTAGTCCTAATACTTGCGCGATCAATTGTCTGACAACACTCATATCCAGCTGGCAAACGGTTGTAATTGTCATAAATACTCCATAAATAAAAACCACCGAATTAGGTGGATACTGTTGATTATTTGGTTACTCCTCGCCAACATGACGAGTGATGAATGCGGTGAGTGCTAAGAGAGGTAGACATACTGTCTGACACGCTATAACGAAAACTCTAACGTTGCACAAAACAGAGCGTTATCTTTGTCATAGCGCTGCATACCTTTGATGTTATAAGGACGTAACGATTTTAGATTTTCAAAAGCTTGATTTTTAATCGCTTCGGCTTGCTTCATATCATCGGCAAAAACATGTACCTGAAAACAATAAGATGAGCCAACTGGCCCATCAAATACATCAATCGATGATTCAGATTTTTTGCGATAACAAATATACGGAGTTTCGGTACCAGGTTTTGCTATTAATGGACTAATTCGACCATCACATAACGTAATCAGTGCTAATTCAATTTCGGTTTCGATCATAATGGCGATCCTTTTATCGTTTTTAAAAATAAAAAAACCGGTGTAAACCGGCTTTAGATGGATAATATTTAACATTAGAGTGATAAGCTAAGATTATTCAGCAAGACAAATACGACTGATATACTGCTGCAATCCCAATATCATGGTGTCTTTGGTGATGATGTCGTCTCGGAGTAGATAATAATTTTGTCGAGCTTCTCCAGTGAGTTCGCAGGCGTTTGCATCATCCATGCCGGCGGAGCTGGTTTGATTTGGTTTACCATTGTTGAGCTGCAACCTGGCAACATCATTAATAACATTATTATAGCGATGATCATTCTCAGCTTTTGCATCTGCTAAATTCCTTGTAAATTTATTATCAATCTCGTTAACTTTTTGTACTAATGTGTGATATTGATTGAATTCGGCTTTAACTTGTGATAATTCGGTTGTCAGTGTGCCAAGTTTAATATAAGTGTTTTTGATATCAGCTAGGATGGTGGTTAATAATACCAACATCGCAATAATGGCGGCTATTGTGATAAATTTAAATCGCTTAGACATAATTCACGCTCTTTTTCTCGTCTAATAACTAAACCGTTTAGCACTTTGCCAGCCGATTTATTCCATCTTGGCAGCTCATGACAAGCAGCTTGATAATCACCCGTGTTTAAATACCGGTACATCGTTGACATTTTCATCTTAGAACAGCCAACATTGAAGGTGATTGAGACGGTTGCATCAAACACTGATTGCGGTAACTTGGCCCCGCTCGCGTATTGATTAACGCACTGCTCGGCTTGTTTGATATCACTCACCCAACGCACCGCGATTTCATCATCCGAGTATATGCGTTGCTCGATTTGCCCAGTTGTTGAGCCAATGCCAATCGTTAAAATATTCGCTGGGCAATAATAAGGTTCGTTCCGGCAGCTTTCAGCGTTCCCTATAATCTCAAGCCCTTGTCGACTGATGCTAATATCATCACGGTAGTTAGTCAGTACAATGCCAATAATCACACCCACACTACAAATCGAGCTGGTTACGATCTTCGATAAATTTTTCATAGACCTGCTCCCGTAATTTTTTCTTATGCTGAAAGTCACGCCGTTTGTAAACCCAATTAATGCAGAATGTCGCAATAGATAAAATTATCCCGACTATAATTGCGATATCGTTCAAGCTAAGCGCTCCAATTAACGTACAAATAACCCCCCAGAAATAAGATAAGGGCGATGTGAATTTATCCATATTTAATGTCTTCATGCATGCCCCCTATAACTGGAAGCGGTTAGTTAAAAAATAGCGACAGCTACTGTCGCTGACAATAATCACGCTTTAAATTAGCCGTGTTAATTATTCAAGTGTGGTTTGAGTAAGCCGAATAAAAATATCGTTGAATTCGCGTGGCCGTCTTAGCCTGATTTTAGAAATAAAAAAACCGACTTTTATCGGTCGGTTACTATTTTAAGCCTCGCAATTTCCAATATTATCTTGATTGTTAGAAACTATACCTACCCAATAAATGTGAGGTAAATATAGAATATTTATGTACATCAAAATTTCGAGTCGAAAAAAAAGGGGTTAACACAGCTCTTTTGTTTATGATAAACACATCTATTATGTTATCTGTGAACCCCTGTATTTGAATAAACGAGATAAAAATAAGTAATTGACTAGTAAAAGGTTTGATAATAAAAAAGCCCAGCTAAGTACTTAGCTGGGCAATCTATAAAAAATTATATCTGTGATGGCTTATCCCCAATTAACCGCTATGAGGAGGCTATACAGAATTTTTACTATGGAATAATAATATCACTAACCGTCCCAAAAGTCAACCGTTAAATCAACTAAAGTTTACTTAATTTTATAAATTCATTTAAAACAAACTGTTCGGCTGTTTTTTTTCGATTAGCAACCGTTGACTTAGGTATATTTAAATATTGTGCAATATCTCTAATCGTTAATTTTTGGCTCCAATCATATCCATCAATAGCTAAGTCAATCCCCTTATAGTAAGCGTCAATCACCGCATATTCCTGTTGATGTTTTATTAACGAAGATGTTTTTAGCGAAAGCAGGATTTTATCAATAAAATCAATTAATTCGAAATCAAAAAATAGACCTTTTGAAGCAGGTGAGCTAATAAATGATGATGATTTACGTTTATAGCCACAATCGCTTTTATAACGATGATACTTCCCCCACATCATCAATTTGTCACTAATATTGACGAATAAATCAATATTTTCATATTGATGATGGAGTGAATGAGTAGCAGGTAAATGACTGGTATTAGTTAACTTATTGATACTATTATTAAACATATTGACGTCCTATTCTTTTGTTCAACAGATACAACCTTCATAAGGTTAACTAAATAATAATAATAATTGACCCGGCAGTCAACTTTAGTTTACAATATTTCGGTTAATATAAGTTAACTTTAATTAAAAAAAGGCCTAGATATGTTAGGAGAACGAATTAAGTTTGCCCGTTTACAAAGCAAACTCACTCAACCAGAAATTGCTCAAATGCTTGGCGTATCGAAAGCTGCGGTTTCTAAATGGGAAAAAGGCGATAATACGCCTAAAGAGCTTGATCGCCTCGCAAAAATTTTACACGTGAGCCTTGATTGGTTAAGAACAGGTAAAGGTCAAGTCAAGCGAACAGATGAAATAATGAAAGAGCTCAATAAAATTCCTGTAGATGAATGGGATGACTCAACACCACTGGAAACAGATGAAGTTGAAGTCCCCTATTATAAATCAATTGAACTAGCCGCTGGCGCCGGTGCCACCTCAGAAATCGACTATGATGGCTATAAACTTCGTTTTGGCAAACGCTTTTTTAGGCGCAAAGGGGTCCAAAAAGAGAATGTACTCTGCTTTCCCGCTCGAGGTAACTCGATGGAACCTGTGATTCCTAATGGGGCAACCGTTTCAGTTGATACTGCAAAAAAAGAGATCATTGATGGCGACATTTATGCTATCTGCCAAGATAATTTATATCGTTTAAAACGCCTGTATTTAGCACCAAATAATAAGGTAAGGATTAACTCATTCAATTCAGATGAGCACCCCGATGAGACAGCTGATTTAAAAGAAGTCGAAATTATTGGACGAGTTTTTCATTGCTCTTTTGAACTCTAA